ATGGTTTTTGAGTAATTTCATTTGTATTTATTTAAGTAAGGATTGTAGGTCCGTATTAGTACCTTATACCAACATGTACAAATGATTACATGTTGGTATCTAGACTTGGATTAAAGTAACTAGCTCATGTTACTTGGTAAAACATTGTTAGCTCAAACATTATTTACCGGTTTTTAACCCAGAATATATCGACACTTTTAATTAAGTAGAATTTTTTATTTCTTGTACTTGCTTCGGCATTTTAAAATTAGTGTATTTTTACGTAAGGATTTTATATTTAAGTGTTTGTTTAAACACGAGTTTTCAAACAATTTGGATAATATTAAATGACAGCTTATTTTTACGTTTGTATGTAAGGATTGTGGTTTAGCACAGCCTTTTCCTGGATTACAAATATTGAATTTTGGGAACCAATTTAAAGAATTGTTTTTTATTATTTATTTTAAGTAGAATTTTTATTTGTTTGCGGAATTTGTCTACGCAGCAAAAGCATAAGATCGATAGCGATGTGATGCAAAACAAATAGAGATATCGTATGAGAACATACATGGCGGTATAAAATTAGTGCAAAGACAAAGGTTCACGTTCATATAACCTTTTCGAAACAAATTTTATGATAATTAAGTTTTTGCGAAGCTCAGCGAGCACCCCCGTAATAAATCTTAAAATGTGCCAAGAAGACTCTTTCGAGTCTTACGAGTGTCCTTCAACTCTAAATGAAGGAAATAACAATTCCATTGAGAATTTTGAAGAAATTAAATATGGAATGAGCAAACATGTATTTCGTGTTTATGGTTCTTTAAAAAAAAATAAAAAGGACAAAAAGAATGCTTACAACAAAAGCAGGGCGTCTAAAGGCCCAAATGCATCGTATAACAAAATAATGTCTCCACACGTTGGTTTCATTAATGACGGCGTCGACTTTGTACAACATTTATTGCGCCCTGTTGAACGCACATGGCGCAGTTTTTACGCGTTATTACAAATGTCTTCCTGTTTGACATATTTATGGCGTTTTGCGTCAGCAGGAGTGTTAGAGTTGTGTCCATTTTGGATTTTAAGTCGTTTTATTACGCAAGATATTTATGATATTTTGCGTAGTAGGTTTTATTTTGAACGCATAATTGTTTCTCGCTTCATGAACACTGAGTTGTTTAACGGTGTTTATATTAATGCAATGCAAACTTATAACATGGTATACCCCAACTATGGAAATGTTGATGTTTGGGCTTGCTATATTGTTTCAGTTCGTGAAAGCAGAAGCTTTTTGCAGTTCACAACCATAACTTATAACACCTTGCGAGCATTGGGATTTGAAATGTTGTCACCATACATAAGGGACATGTTTCGGGGTGTTGTACATGGTAATATGGAGATTCAATCTGATAACGGCATTTTTAGTGATTTCATAGCAATGTTTAATAAGTCTTTTGATGTATACAAGTTAATTCAGAAATCACCTGCTGCAGAGCTGGCTATGCGATTGTTGACAATGCTTGTATCATTTGCAAGTTGTAGGTCTTCAAGCTTACAGTTTACAATTGCTGGTGTAAAAATTTTTCGTGATGGGTTTTTGAAATCTCTTGACAAGTCCAAACCAACTATTACTGATATTTTTGATTTGGCAGGCGAAATAGCACAGTATTTTACACGTATAGGTTATTTATGTTTTAAGCATAAGTCTTTTCGCCCGTTGCTATTTGATGACAATATTGCGTATGAGATGGCTAATTTGCACGTTTCCATAACTTCATCTTGGTCGTCTATACAAGACATGGCGTGGGAGTTAACTCCTTTTCCTGATGATGTCGTATTTAGATCGCGGGCAGCGGAGTTGATCACGTATTACAAAGAAGTTTATGCGTCTCTTTCTCGTGTTAACACTCACGAGGCAGTGATTATTCAACGCAAATGGCAGGAAATAGACGGCATGTTACAAACATTAACTAGACTCATGCTTTGTGGTGAATTGCGTAAAGCGCCATTTGGAGTGTTAATACATGGAGGATCATCTGTTGGTAAATCTACGTTCACTAGTATGGTGTCGACTGTTAGCATCATAGCTCAGGGTGGTGACCCAAGTGCAGAGATGCGTAAAGTAACAAATCCAAATGATGAGTTTTTCTCTAATTACACGTACGGAACAGAAGCCATCATTTTGGATGACATGTGCAATACTAAAACTGATTTCACAAAGAAATCGCCTTTAGAAAAAATTATAGAGTACATTAACAATGTGCCAGCTTATCCTGTTATGGCCGATTTGTCGTCAAAGGGTAAAATACCTTTGTGTCCCAAAGCAGTCATTGTCACAACAAATGTTGATGGGTTGAACGCTAAAGTTTATTCTAATGAGCCAGTGTCGATATTGCGAAGATTTAACGTTTGGATAAATTTGCGTGTAAAACAAAAATTTGCTATAGATCCTGATGTTAACCCAGAGAATTACATGCTTGACAAGCATAAAGTCATTGCACATCAAGAGATGTTACGATCATGTGGAGCAAGCGAAGAAGACATTTTAATGCCCGATATTTGGGACATTCGCCTGTGGACTGTTAAATCAGGAAACCCAGATTCTATTGGGGGTACTGCGACTATTGTTAAAGTACCTGTATGTGCAGATAAGAACGGTGATGCAATGCCTGTCGATATAATTACAGCCTTAGACATTATCACGAAAATGTCCAAGCAACATTCGATTGAACAGGTAAATGTAGTTAAACAGATGAAAACCATTCCTGAATTTTTGAGCAAGAAGATGGCGTCTGAATATCCACATAAAGAGATTCACGATCCTCAGTTTGTTGATACTGAAAGTTACCGACGTCATTTTCAGTGCATGTGTCAACACATGTCTAGATGGTCACTTGTGTCTAGTTGTGGTCCTTTAGTAGCTTCTTTAAGTGATTATAGAAACATTGCATTAGGAGTTATTTCATGTTCACTGGCACCATTATCGTTACCATTTTTTGGATTATGGTCTGTAATTTC